AAAAGTGGATGGAGATGTGCAATTGACGGTCGGTGGTGATGTTGATGGAATTGTGCAAGGTGATGTCGCTATTTCAGTGGAAGGTAATGTTTCAGCAAATGTTGAAAAGACCTTGGTAGCGAAAGTTGGTGAAAATACCGAAATTGAGACGGTTGGTGATGCCAAGATTTATACTCATGGTAATGCGTGGATTAAGACCGACGGTAACGTGGAACACACCGTTGGTGGTACATACAAAGTTCAAAGCGGTGGCAACATGACATTTGTTGCTCCTATTATAGATTTGAATCCCTAATGCCTGCTATAGTAAGATTCGGTGATTTGAGTGCTGGTTTGGATGCACCACCGACCCAAAATATCGAAGCATCAACAAACGTATTTGTTAATAGTAAAGGAGTCCATCGAAATGGTGATGCGTGGGCTCCTCATGGTGTTCCACCGCATGGTCGTGTTACTATTGGTGGTAGCAATACAGTATATGTAAATGGAAGGAAAGTTGCAAGAATTGGTGATGCCATTTCTTGTGGTGATATTGCTGGTCAAGGTAGTTCAAATGTTTTTAGTGGATAAACAAAATGTCAATTAATATAGATCCAATTACTCCAGATTCTTCTGTTGCAAGTCAAAGAACAAAAATCAATAATAACTTTCAAAACCTGAAAGATGGTGTGGAAAGTGGTGTTTATGGTGTTATGGGCCCACAAGGTCCTCAAGGGCCTCCAGGACCTCAAGGTATTCAAGGCGAACCTGGTTTGAAATATCAAGGATTATGGAGTTCCGCTCCTACATATGATGTTGGAGATGTTGTCGAATATAATGGAACTTCATATGTTGCAATTGTAAGTCATGCGAACATTGAACCACCGAATGCTTCATATTGGGGTGTATTAGCGTCTAAGGGAGACGCAGGTCCTGCTGGAGCAAGTGGAAGTCAAATTTTATCTTCCACACTAGATTTGAGACCAACAAGTACTACTACAAATAATTTATGGTTGGCTTCCGATGTTGGTATCATGTCTAGATATAATGGTTCAGATTGGGAAGACTATCAAATAGGTCCAAGAACTTATTTACCAAGTAAACAAACGTTTTCTTGGTTAAACCAAGGTTCTTGTACTGTAACAACAAATGGTTATTCTACAATGTATATACCTCCTCAAACGACAACGAATTTTAGGTATTTGGCGAAACCATTACCACCAACTCCATATAAGATAAGAACAAGGATTTCTGTTCTTATGGACTTTGATAATTATATTAAAGCCGTGGCTCTAGCTATAATAGATAGTGTATCGACAAAACATACATATATCGGGATTTCTAACGAAAATAACGGTAGCTATGAAATTCAGAGATATAGTTCATATAGTACGAGTGATACAAGTTTATGGGCAAACATGGTACATAGTTATTATGGGCATAACTTTTTGAATACGGTTTTTGAATTGGGGGATGATGGAACGACTTTAACTTGGAAAATTTCTATAGATGGTGTTATTTTCCAACAAGTATACCAAGAAACGAGATCAGCATATATGACATCACCCACGCATGTTGGATGGGGTGGAGTACAAACTAGTAATAAAATACAGTATATTAGCCTTCTATCTTGGCAAGAAATTACATAAATAACTATATGGATAACAGACGCACATTCAAAGATTTAGATTTTGCGTTTATAGGGCATCCAGTAACTCACGATGTTTCGGTTTTATCTGGTGCTGATTCTATAAAACAGTCTTTGCGTAATCTCATTTTCACTCAGCACTATGAAAAGCCATTTCACCCGGAAGTTGGTTGTCATACAACAGGCTTATTGTTTGAGAACATTCTACCTTCCACTCAGATCATGATTAAAAAGAGTGTCGAGACCGTAATTAACAACTATGAACCGAGAGTGAACCTTATTAACGTTATAGTGGACATAAATGAAGATTATAATGGATATGATTTGAGAATAGAATACAGTATAAAAAATAGACCTGAGCAATTTGTTTTGGATATGTTCTTGGAGAGATTAAGATAATGCCAATAAACACATTCAAAACGTTTGTTCAGAATAATACTGGTTTAATATATTGTGATATGGATGGTGTTCTTGTAGATTTTGATTTAGGTGTAAAGAAAACTTTGCCTCATATTTTTGAGGAAACATCCCCATATAATTATAGGTTGGGAATTGAAGATTGGAAAATAATCGAATCCGACCCTCATTGGTGGTTGAATTTGAAGCCGACAAAAGATTGTATGACTCTTTGGAATTATATCAAGGGACCTAGAACTTTCATATTGTCTGCTGTACCGAACCCCTCTAGTGGTTTGAAAGATTTTGATAATATTCGTAAGCAAAAGGAAGAGTGGTGTAAAAAGTACCTAGGAATAAACACAGGGCAGATTATTATTACTCGCAGAGAAATGAAGAAGGTTTATGCCAAATCATCTGGTGTTTCTAACGTTCTAATTGATGATACACCGTTAAACATAAAAGAATGGAATAACAGCGGGGGTAAAGGTATACTCTTCAAAAATGCTTCTGATACTATTAGACAGTTGAAGAAATGGGATTACTAAAACGAGGAAGATGAGCAAGATATTGCCTGCAAAGTTAGCTAAAGATAAGGAAGTATAGGTAAGTAATATGGCTTCTAATTACGGAAAGTTGAGAGTATCGGAACTTGATTTTGATGCTATCAAACAAAATATAAGAGATTTCTTTAGGCAGTATCCAGGCTTTACAGATTACGACTATGAAGGAAGCGCACTAAGTGTATTGATTGATACTCTTGCCTACAATACCCACTATTTGGCTTTTTACATGAATATGCTTGCTTCGGAATCGTTTTTGGATTCCGCTGCACTTCGACAGAGCATTGTTAGCCATGCGAAACATTTGAATTATATGCCGGTATCTCGCCGCGCCGCAACCGCTATTGTAACAGTGAATGTTGATCCTTCTCCGGATACACCAGCATCATTGACAATTCCTAAGGGGCACACATTTACAACTTCTATGGATGGTAATGATTATACATTCGTTACTACCGAAGCATATAATATTGTACCTGTTGGTGGTAAATATACTATTGAGGAAATTCCCATTCTACAAGGTGAGTGGTATACTCTAACTCAGGTAGTAGATAATTCTATTCCAAACCAGAGGTTTATTATTCCTGATGCTAATGTAGATACAAGTACAATTAGCGTGAAGGTTCAGACTTCAAGTACAGTTATTACACAAGAGAATTATACTCTATCAAGTGACTTTAATAGTCTTACTCCAACAAGTAAGGTTTTCTTTTTACAAGAAACGGAAGACCAAAGATATGAAGTATACTTTGGTGATGGTGTTCTTGGATATAAACCACTCGATGGTAATATTGTCATAGTTGAATATCTTGTTACCGATGGACCCGCTGCAAATAAGGCTGGTGGTGGATTGTACGCTGCTGGTAAGTTCACATCTTCAAGTACCATTGGTGGTTATGGTGATATTTTAGTGACAACTGTGACCGCTGCTTTTGGAGGTGCTGAAAGAGAGGATATTGAACACATCCGTTTTGCCGCTCCCAAGAATTATCAAACACAGGATAGAGCCGTAACAGTTAGTGATTATAAGACAATCATTACTCGTGATTATCCGAATGCTGAGAGTGTTGCAGTGTGGGGTGGCGAGAATAATGAACCACCGACTTATGGTAAAGTATTTATCAGTATTAAGCCTGTTGAAGGTGCAACCCTAACAGAAACAACAAAGAAGTACATCACAGATAGCATTTTGAAGAATTATAATATTGTTTCTTTGATTCCTGAAATTGTGGATCCTGAATACATTTACCTGTTGATTGATACTACTGTCAAATATGACTCTAATCTTTCTGTATATACTGAAGGAGAGTTGAGTAATATTGTTTTTGATGCGATTAAAAACTTTGCTGCTGTAAATATAGATCAGTTTGATAGAACTTTCAAGTACAGTAGGTTGCTTGCCGCTATTGACGGTTCAAATCCATCAATTACCAGTAATATTACAAATATTCATATGAGGAAGTTATTTACTCCTCGTTTGAATACTAAGGATAGTTACTCAATCAAATTCCACAATAAAATTTATCCAGGAACTTTGTCAAGCAATAAGTTCATCGTTTCAAATGACCCTATGGTAAATTACTTCCCGGGCGATGAGTACTACTTCGATGACGACCAAAATGGAATTGTAAGAATGTATAAGATTGCGAATAGCAATAAAATTATTATGAAAACAAATAGTGGCACAATAAATTATAGCACAGGGGAAGTAACCATCACAGATTTTATACCATCTTCTCTATTTGGCGAGATTTCTGTTTCCTTAACCGTTCGCCCTCTAAATACGGATATAATTCCACAGAGAAACGATGTAATTGTTTTGAATGATTCGGATATTAATATTACAATGCAGGTTGACAATCCGGTAATTACATAAAATGCCAGAACAAACACTATCTCCTAATATATTAGAGCAATTGCCTCGTTATGTGGTAAGTGATTACCAGACATTTGCCACATTTCTTCAGGCTTACTATGAGTGGTTAGAAACATCTGGAGAAGTGTATGACAGAATTACAAGTACTCTTAGTTACAGAGATATTGACAGAACATTAACTGAATTTGTTAAGTACTTTGAAAAGGAGTTCTTGGTTGATATTCCAACAAAGTTGTATAATGAAAACGGTGTAGCAGTTAATAAAGCCACTCTTATAAAACACTCTAAAGAATTTTATAGAGCAAGAGGAACAGAAAGATCATACAAACTTCTGTTCAGAATTCTTTTCAACGAGGATGTAGATTTCTACTATCCAAAAGTTGATATGCTTTATGCGTCCGATGGTAAATGGTCATATGATACCATTTTGAGATGTACATCCAATAATGATACATTTTCATTTATTGGTAAAAGTATTACTGGTTTAACTAGTGGTGCAACCGCGGCTGTTGAGAACGTATTTCAATATCAACTTGGTTCTGAGTTGGTTTCCGAGTTATATATTTCACATATTATTGGATCATTTTCTAGAGGTGAGCAGGTTCGAGTTGGAGATATTACAGAAACTCTATACTCAATGATTTCTGGAATAGAAATAACCAATCCTGGTATTGATTATAGAGTAGGAGATCCAATTATAATAGCAGGTGGTGGTACTAATGCGATTGGAGCGGATCTTATTGTTGAAAGTGTCAAGGGATCAATTCGTCCTGATGTACAAATTATTGATGGTGGATTTGCTTACAACGATGTTCCTGATATAACTATTATTGGTACAGGGTTTGGTGCCAAAGCTGTAGCAAATATGACACCAACCGGAATTTATAAAGTTGATATTATAAATGCCGGTTTTGGATATGATATAAATGATCCTCCAACAGTTGAGTTTGTTGCTGATGATATTACAGTAACATTGACAAATTTGAGTAGATTATTTATGGTTGGTGAAACTGTTGTGGGAGGAACTTCAAATGCGAATGGTACTGTTGCCGATTTTTACTTCGCAAATGGATTATACTATTTGAAAATTGATTCTATGGATCGCCCATTTGTTGCTAATGAAACTCTAACAGGGCAAACAAGTTCAGCAACAGCAGTAGCAACAAATATTACTCCATATGGTGCTGTAGCAACAGCAACAATTGATGATAATGGTTATGTTTCGAGTATTAATACTTTATCATCTGGTTCCGGATATACAAAACCACCAACTGTACAATTGAGAAAAAATGATTTAAGTATAGATTATTATACTGTTTTGAAGGCTTGGTTAAATGGAACAACGGTTCAGTCCGTTACTGTCACTAATACTGGAAGAGATTATTCAAGTGAGGGTGGACTAACTGTATCATTTTCTAATGGGCATTTAGATCCATCAAATTCAAGACCTGCAATTGCTATTGC